GCCGACCGCCGCCGAGATCGAGGCCGCCTACGATCACTCCCAGCATCCGTCGCCGCTGATGCGGGCCGTCTCCGACAGTGACGTTGCCGAGCGCCCCGACCTTAAGGCCGTCGCCTAAGAAAACCCGCCATGCCGCTCGCCATCAAACTCACCAGCGCGCCGGCCACCGAGCCGGTGACCGTGGCCGAGCTGGCCGCGCACATGCGCCTGGACGCCGGCAGCTACGAGCCGGTGCCCACGGCGCCCACCGCGGCGCTGGGCACGGGGAGCGGCAACCTGTCCAACGGTGCCTACCGCTGGCTCGCCACCTTCGTCACGGCCTACGGCGAGACCACCGCCGGCGACGTGTCCGCCTCGGTCACCGTGGCCGACCACACCGTGAACGGCAAGGGCGCGCTCTCGGCCATCCCGGTGGGCGGCTCGGCGGTGACGGCGCGCAGGATCTACCGCACCGCGGCCAACGGCAGCACCTATCTGCTCGTGGCCACCATCGCCGACAACAGCACCACCACGTACACCGACAACGTGGCCGACGCGAGCCTGGGCGCCGCGGTGCCCAGCACCAACACCACGCTCGACCCGCTGCTGCTGGCCAAGATCACCGACGCGCGCGAGGAGGCCGAGAAGATCACCCGCCGCGCCCTGGTGACGCAGAGCTGGAAGATGGTCATGGACCGCTTCCCGTCGCCGGCAATGAACGTGAGCTCGGCCAACTGGTACGGGCCGCAGTGGGGCGTGGGGCCCGGGCCGCTGTCCGCCCTGGGGCCCGACGGCAAGACCGGCTACGAGATCCAGCTGCCGCTGCCGCCGCTCGTGACCGTGGACAGCATCACCTACATCGACTCCGACGGCACGCTGCAGACGCTCAGCTCCAGCCTGTACCTGGTGGACGACGTCAGCGAGCCGGCGCGCATCACCCCGGCCTATGGCCAGACCTGGCCGGCCACCCAGAACCGCGCCAACGCCGTGACCGTGAATTTCACCTGCGGCTACGGCGCCGCCTCGGCGGTGCCCCAGGGCGTCAAGAACTGGATCCTGATGCGCGCGGCCACCCTGTACGAGTTCCGCGAGGAAGTGGCCATCGTCGGCCGCCAGCGCATCGAGCCGCTACCGTTCGTCGACGGCCTGCTCGACCGCTACCGGGTGGTGTCGTTCTAGATGCGCGCCGGCTCCCTTCGCAAGCGCATCACCATCGAGTCGCCCACGGAGACGCAGAACAGCGTCGGCGAGACGACGCAGACCTGGAGCACCTTCGCCGTGCTGTGGGCGGACATGGAGCGCCTCACCGGCAGCGAGAAGATCGCCGCCGCCCAGGTCAACGCCGGCGCCGACACGCGCATCACCGCGCGCTGGACCGCCGGCGTCACCGAGAAAATGCGCATCCGCTACGGCAGCCGCATGTTCCAGATCGTGTCGGCGCTGAACGTCGACGAGCGCAACCAGGAGCTCGACATCCTGGCCGCGGAGGCGCTGTAAGTGGCCGCGCTCGAGGAAGCCATGGTCACCCAGGTCGCGGCCTCGGCCGGCCTGGTGGCGCTCATCGCCGCGCGCTTCTACCCGCAGATGGTGCCGCAGAAGCCCACCTATCCGGCGGTGACCTACCAGGTGGTGTCGGCGCCGCGCGAGTCGAACATGGGCGTGGACCCCGGCATCGTCAACGCCCGGGTGCAGTTCTCGGCCTGGGGCACCACCTGGAAAAGCGCGCGCGACGTGGCCGAGCAGCTGCGCCTGGCCTTCCAGCGCTGGCGCGGCACCGTCGCCGGCACCGAGATCATGGACACGCTGGAGTGGGACTGGCACGACGCCCCGCCCGAGCTGGTGAACGACCTGAAGGTATTCCAGCGTGTCTGCGAATGCCGCATCTCATACCGTGAATAGGAGAGCCAGCATGACCCCCATCGCCAATATCCGCGCCGCCTGGGTGCACCTGGGCCTGGTCGGCCAGGAGATCGAGCAGGGCATCGTCCACGACGCCGAGCGCCTCGCCGGCGACGTGCGCGACTTCCTGCACCTCGGCCGCAGCGAGGTCAACAGCCGCCGCTGCAGCGCCGAGGACGCGGCCCAGGCGCATGCCGTGTACACCGAGCAGTTCAAGCATTTCACGGCGCTCGCCGACGCGGCGATCGCCGCGGCCGCTGACGCAGGTGCCGCCGCCGCCACGGCCAAGGCGGAACAGGAAGCCGCCGAGGCAGCAGCGGCCAAGGCCAAGGAAGAGCAGGCCGCGGCCGAGGCCGCCGTCCAGACGTCTGGACAGGACAAGGCGGCCAACGACGCGCCCGCTGCCGGCGACTCGGCCCTGCCCCCGGCAGCGCCGGCGGCGGCCGACAGCGCTGCTCCCGCCGTTGGCTGAGGAGTTCCGCGTCGCGGGCCTGGCCGAGCTGTACCAGACCCTCGAACAGCTGCCGCTCAAGCTGGAGAAGAACATCCTGCGCGGCGCCATCCGCGCCGGCGCCAAGGTGGTGGCCGATGACGCGCGGCGCCGCGCCCCGGTGCTGACCGAGGCCGATCCGCGCCGCGTGCCCGGCGCGCTGGCCAAGTCCGTCCGCGTCATGTCCACCGGCGTCAAGGGCGGCGTGGTGAAGGGCGGCGTGGTGGTGGGGCAGGGCCGCACGCTGGTGGGCCGCGGCGCCGGCCGGCAGGTGGCCGACGTGTTCTACGCCCACTTCGTCGAGTACGGCACCGTGAACATGGCCGCGCGCCCCTTCCTGCGCCCGGCCATGGACAGCAAATCCGGCGAGGCCGTCGAGGTGACGGCCCAGTACATCCGCGACCGGCTTGAATCGGAGGCACTCAAGTGACGAAATTGGAGGAGACGCTCATCAAGGCGCTGGGCCTGCCAGAGCACTTGAAGTGGTTCGAGCTGCGGTGCGAGGCGCAGAAGGCGCCAACCGTTCGCTGTGAGTATTACCCGTCCTTCAGCCTGAACGACAAGGGCGAATTGCAGACCGCGCTCGCTGAATTCGAGCTGCGGCCAAAGGAATAGGCCATGTCCCAGCAGATTCTCAGCCAGTCCAAGCTCTACGCCGGCGCCTTCGACTTCTCCGGCGACCTGAAGGGCATCGCGCTGCGCCTGGGCGCCGACCAGAACGACACCACCACCTTCAGCTCGGGCGGCGTGCGCACGCGCACGCCGGGGCTGAAGACCGCCGCCTTTCAACTCGACGGCCTGTGGAACGTGGCCAGCGGCGCCATCGCCACCGATGACCAGCTGTTCGGCAACATCGCCGCCGGCGCGGTGCCGGTCACCATCGCGCCGCAGACCGGCGCCGAGGGCGAGGTCAGCTACATCCTCTCCGCCGACTTCGCCGACTACGCCCCCGGCGGCAAGGTGGGCGAGATGCTGGCCTTCACGGCCTCGGGCGAGGCGGCGGGGAACTCGGCCACAGCCGCGGCCTGCGCCCGCGCCACGCTGCTGAGGAGCGCCCTGGCCGCCATCGTGGCCACCGGCAACGGCACCATCTACAACCTCGGCGCGGTATCGGCCAGCCAGAAGCTGTACGCCGCGCTGCACGTGCTGGCCATGTCCAGCTCGGGCACGCCGGCGCTGGACGTGAAGATCCAGTCCGCCGCCCTGGTGGGCTTCGGCTCGCCCACCGACCGCATCACCTTCAGCACCCTGGCCGCGGTCGGCAGCCAGTGGGCCACGCCCGTGGCCGGCCCCATCACCGACGCTTATTGGCGTTGCGTTGTCACCCTCACCAACATTACTTCCGTCACGCTGGCGGTGTCCGCCGGCATTTTGTAAAGGAGCCTCCAGCATGGCGCAGATCGTTCTCACCAACGCAAAAGTCATCATCAACTCCGTGGACCTGTCCGACCACGCCCGCTCGGTGAAGGTCAGCTACAAGGCCGACCAGCAGGACAACACCGTCATGGGCAACACCACCCACTCCAAGCTGGCCGGCCTGCTCGACTGGCAGATGGACATCGAGTTTGGCCAGGACTGGGCCGCCAACAAGGTGGACGCCACGCTGTTCCCGCTGGTGGGCGCCGCGCCCTTCACCGTGGAAGTGCGTCCCGTCAACACCAGCCGCGGCGCCACCAACCCCGCCTACACGGGCAGCGCCACCCTGTCGGCCTACGCCCCGCTGGGGCAGAAGGTCGGCGACCTGGCCGTGGCCCCGGCCACCTTCATGGCCGCCGGGACGCTCAGCCGCGCCACGTCGTAACGAGCACTGCCGGGCAGTTTCCTCCTCCTCTGCCCGGATTTTCGCCTCGCGCTGCCCCAAGTCGGCGCGAGGCTTTTACTTTTTTTGAGGTAGCGAATGCCGCTGACCAAAGAACAGATCCTGGCTGCCCAGGACATCAAGACAGAAACAGTCCCAGTGCCGGAGTGGGGCGGCGAAGTATTGGTTCGCGCCATGTCCGGCGCGGACCGCGACGCCTATGAGCAAAGCCTCATCAGTGCGCGTGGCGACGATGAGAAGGCCAACATCGCCAACATCCGCGCGCGTCTGGTGAGCTTCAGCGTGGTTGACGATGCGGGAAACCGCGTCTTCACCGAAGCCGATATTGAGCAACTCGGGAAGAAGAGCGTCGTGGCGCTGGACCGGGTGATTGCTGTTGCTCGGCGCCTGTCGGTCGTCACCCGGGAGGACGTGGTCCAGTTGGGAAAGCCCTCCGCGCCAACGGGCGCCGACAGTTCTACTTTCGCCTCGCCCGCGTCCTGAAAAAGACCGTCGGCGAACTGCTCGCCACCACCAGCAGCCGCGAACTGGCCGAGTGGCAGGCGTTCTACGAAATCGAGTACGAGCAGCGCATACAGCGTGAGCTGGAGGCGAAGGCCCAGGCTGGCGTCGCTCAGCGTTTCAAGTGAGGTAAGCCATGAACGTTGGCACCCTGATCTTTGAGATGTCGGCCAACATCGCGCGCCTTCAGGGCGACATGCGCCAAGCCAAGGAGACGGTGGTCGAGGCCACGGAAACCATCAAGGGCGCTGTCGAGGGCGCGAAACGAGCGCTGGAGACGCTCGGCATTGGCCTGGGTGTTCATGAACTGAAAGAATTCGCCCTCGGGGCCATCGAATCCCAGAACGCCCTTTTCGAACTTTCCGAACGCACCGGCGTGGCGGCCACTGAACTGGCGGCCTTGCGCGGCATTGCCCGGCAATCAGGCACCGACATGGACAGTGTCGCCACCGGCGTGCAGAAGCTGGACAAGGCCATGCTGGCAGCCGCTACGACGGGCAAGGGGCCGGCGGCCGATGCTTTTCAGCGCCTTGGAATCGAGGTGCTCGGCGCCAATGGCCAACTGCGCTCTGGCGAAGAAGTGATGAAAGAAGTCGGCGAGCGGCTCGCCGCGATGGGCAACCAGACCCAGGCGGTGGCGTTTGCACAGGAGATCTTCGGCAAGAGCGGGGCGAACTTACTGCCCTTCCTTCGCCAATTGGCTGAATCTTCGGACCTAGTGACCAAGCGTACCGAGGAAGAAATACGGGCGGCGCATGAGTTTTCGGTAGAGCTGGCCAAGCTGAAGCAAAACTCCCAGGAAGCGAGCGAGACGCTCGTGGGCAAGATGGTGCCGGCGCTCAATGAACTGCTGGAGACCTTGAATAAAACCCAGGGCTTCAGCGGTAAGGCCGGCGCCTTCTTTGCCTGGCTCGGTGTGTCAGGCGAAGACCGGGAGAACATCGGCAAAGTGGTCACAGAAACCCGCGCCCACCTCGACGCCCTCAAGGCCTCGCGCGACCAGCTCGAAAAACCGTCGTTCTCCCATTCGCTCAATGAAGCGATCTTCGGCGACATCAAGGACCTCGATGTCCAGATTGCCGCGACTGAGAAGCGCTATCAGGCGTTGCTGGCGGTGCAGCGCACCATCGCCCTGGAGGGCGCCTCGAAGATGGGCTTCACCGGCGACGCCAAGGACTTGAAGGGCAAGAACGCAGACGTTTCGTTTGGGGGTGGGGCGGGGGAGGACAGCGAATTAGCTAGGGCCATCGAGCATCACAATGAAATGCTCCGTATTCGGAGAGATCTAGAGAAGGAACTTGGCCCCCTCGACAAGGAGTTGGCCGATGCGCAGCGCCAGTTGGCCGAAGAAACGCGAAAGGCCGTCGCTGAGGAAGGCCGTCAGGCTGATGCGCACTACCGTGCGGCGGAGCGAATTCTCGATGAACTCGATCCGATGCGCAAATACAAGCAGGAACTGGAGGAGATCGCCGAGCTGGAGCAGCTGGGCTATTTCAATTCCGATAAGGCCGAGCGGGCGCGCGCCAAGGTGGATGAGCACCTGAACGCCCAGTACACCGTGTACGGCAAGCTGAACAATGAGATCAAGCAGTCAGACGATTTCGCGCGCCAGATGGGACTCACCATGGAGAGCGCCTTTGAGCGCGCCATTGTCTCGGGTAATGGATTGCGCGATGTCCTCCGCGGCATTCTGCAGGACATCCTGAAGATCGCCACGCGCAAGCTCGTGACCGAGCCGCTTGGCAATGCCGTCACCAGCGG